ACCTATACAAATATGCTGAGGTTAGATACAATTAATCAAGCAGCTGGAGATTTAAGTATATACATTGATGATACTAGTGTTCAATGGAGAACAGGGCAGGTAGTAAGATTAACATTTAATAATGTTCCTCTATTAGGATCAAGAAATATTAAGATTTATACAGATGCACCTAGCAGACTTAACACAGGAAGATTTGGTAAGCTTGCTGTTACTATTCCTAATTCTAAACTTAGTGAATTACCTATCATAGATTTGGTATGTTTAGAACAAGGAGTATTAAATTTTGCATATGATTGCATAAAATAAATAATAAAAAGTAAAACTAGAGAATGGCGGAAAATAATTCCATACAAACATTATTACCTGAATTATTAAGATTATTTAATAATTCTTTAGAGAGCTTTGAAAAAGTAAACCAAGCTATTACATCAAGCCGAGATTCTGTTACTGTTAATGTTCAGAACCAGGACGGTACTAATGCTAGGATTACTATTCCTAGTTTTGGCTTTTTGAAAAATTCTGTTGATAGATTAAATACCAACATAAATACACTAACTAATTTTAATGATGCTAATAGTTCTATCAGATTACCTGATGGTACATTTAGAAAATTAGTTTTGGCTAAACTTCCTACGGAAGCAGCAGACTTAACTTCTATTAATTCTATAAGTGAGTTTAATATAAAACCTAACTGGTTTTTTGAAGAATTAATTAACCCTTTACTTTATGTATCTTTTGATATTACAGGCCAGGCACCTATTGATACTGAAAGAGCAATAGTTGAAAGATATATTTTAGATACGAATACACAAACTAAAATTAACTTTTTTGAAAATAACTATTTAGGTAATGCAACTATTGATTATGATACTTTCTTACAAGAGATTGTAGAAAAGAATATTGCTTATGTATTAGATGAAGCGGTAGTTGATTTGCCACCTAGAGAGAAAAGATATTCAGGAAACTTTAGTGTTATAAGAATTGGAGAAGAAGACGTTACTGAAACTGTTAATGGTGTAGAGCAAACCACTACACAGAAATTATATAAGCTGAACAAAATCTTCTATACTGATTCTGAAGCTGATTTTGATGATACTGTTCAATTAAAAGTTGGAGATAGTTTAGAAGTAGTTTCTAATCCTGTTGATACGAGATATACAGTTACACAGATCGACTCCAGTACCAATTCAATTACTGTAAGATTACAGGAAGGTTCTAGGACTATCAGTATTGGGGCAGATGTTTTAAAAATAGGATCCAGTTTAAGTGATACTTTAGAAGTAGATGTTACTGTTGGTTTTAATGAAAGATGTGTAACTTTTATTAAGCCTATTGATCCTGACTCAAAAATACCTGCAGTTAATTTTTCTCCAGGTAGTGGTTTTTATACAAACGAATTATTGACAGTTGACTCTAGTGGTAATGCTCAAACATTAGCAGACTATTACCAACAAAGTGCTGTTGATTTTGGTAGATATCTTTTATCTTTTGCACAGGATAAAATACCAACGAGTAGAGAAGGATTAACTCCTAATGCTCCAGTATTGAATGCTGATGATTTTAGTGTTACTTTAATTAATGGACAGGTTAGTAACTCAGATGCAATTGTACAACTTAAAGATTTAAATAACCAAAAGAATACTATTCAAGCTACTCTTTCGGAATTAGATGTGGCGATAGCACAGAGTAGAACTAAAATACAAACAACTAATTATTCTACTGAGGTCGAAAGAGATGCTGATAAAAATGCTTTACAAGGTCTTATAACTGAAAGGACATCTCAGGCAAAGCTATATGCTTCTGTTGTAACCGAGATTGATTCGTTCGCCCAAGACAATTCAGTTAGTAGTATAACTCCTAAATATAGAGTAAGAGGATTCTGGGCAATGCCTGAAGAAAAATCTGCACCAGAGACTGGAGTACAAGACATAATAAAATTTGTGTATAGGTATAGATACTTATCCGCTGATGGTGCTGCTAACCCAGTTGACCAATTTAAATATACAGATGGTAGTGGTACAAGCCAAGGTGCTTTTTCAAATTATGTACAAGTAGAAAGTGTATTAAGACCAAGAACAAAAAATTCGATAACAGGTTTATATGAATGGGTACCGATAGATGATGACAATGCTGACTCTATCAATATTAACCAATTAGATATTCCTATTAGAAAAGGTGAGCAAGTAGAAATAGAAGTAAAATCTATTTCCGAAGCAGGGTGGCCTTCTAATCCATTAGAGAGTCCATATAGTAATACAATAAGAGTAGAGTTTCCAGCAGACTTAAGCTCAGATAGTGCATTGGAATCTATCTTAGCACAAAATCAAGAAGATCTTGCTAAAGTTGCATTAGAAGAAGATTTAGAAGCAAAGGGTGTTAATATCCATTTAAGTAGTTCTTTTACTGCAAATGAAACTTATTTTGCTCACTCATCTCCGGTTATTGCATCTGGATTTTTATCAGAAAACCAGACTCCAATTGACTTATTTACTAAGTTAACAGAAATGCAAAACCAGTTAGACTTGTTTGCAGAAATTTTAAATAGTTCACAAGGTGAGTTAGAAACTACATTAGTAGATGATACAGGTAATTCATTTAGGTTAAGAAGAAATGCAGTTACCAAAGTATTTGCTGGTTTTTATTCGCAAGAAGTTGATGGATTGGATGATCCTCGTGGTGCTATCATATCCAAAACATATTTTATAACAATTGCCAATAGATCACAGACAGCCTTACAGTTGATTGCAAGAATTGCAGGTAGCAGAAAAAGGATGGTAAAACAATCAGAGAATCCTGCTTCTTATAATGCAGCAACAGGTAGTGTGGGAGATCTAATAAACGGATCTACTATTTTACCTGCAACGTATTCCTGGTTAGACAATAGTCAAGCTAATCAAAGTAGTGGTAGAGCAACATATAGAGCTGATGATACAGATTACAACACTGTAAGAAAATATGATCTTACTCCTATTTTATTAACTAACCCAGATGTTACTGCTGCTACAGCAAGAGGTCAGATGGTATCAGTTCCACCATTTCAGTCTACTCAAAATAAGAACCAATTTATTTATAGTAGATTTGCTGATGTTTCAGCTGAAGGTAATTTTTATAGTTACATTAATCCTGATAGCGATTACACATTTAACTTAGATACATTAGAGTCATTCTATGATGGAGCATATAGTACTACGGCCGCACCTACCACTGAATTTATTTGGGGTGGTGGTTTCTTACCTTCAGGTCTACCTACAACATTAACTACTTATACTGCAGGTGATGATGTATTGCAAGTTTCAATTTCTCATCCACATTTAACTAACTATACTGCTTATAGGGATGCTTATATTGCAGCAACTGGAGATACTAACACTTTACCTGTTACTGTTCCTAATCCAGGTGGTATTGATTGTACTGCATCAGGAAATGGTACAGCAGGTGTATTATTTAGACAATCTAAATTTAGTCCACTTAAGTCTGGTGAAAATCTTGGAAAGCAACAAGGAATTTATATAAATGAAAATGTAACTGATCTTTATAATTTAGCGACAGGAAGTGGTGGTGTTCAACAGTTAGTTGTACCTTTTGACACTGGTCAATCTTTACAAGCAAGCCCTTCATTAACAAGAGTTGCTTTGGCTAACTTATGGGATGTTACTGCTCCGGGTTATATTACTGGTGGGTACAGTAGAAATGGTAAAACTTCATTTGATGGTTTTGATCAATATACATTAGGTAAAAAATCAGTAGGATCATATCTGTTCATATCTTCTGACAATCATGAAAATATTCAAGTTGATGGTGATGCTATTCAATCTAGAGAAGTTGTTGCATTTGGACAACAGAATGCAATAAGTATACCTCTGGTATTCCAATACCGAATGACTGATTACTTTGGTACAGTCTCAGGTACAGGACTAGGAAACATTGGTGGTGATTCTACAGGATCTACTGTAAATCTTACATATACGAAAAGAATAGGATTTGATTTATATCCTAATAATGCAGATGTGGTTCAATTTGATATTGAAATGTCTGCTAAATACAGATCTGATAGATTAAGTATAGATGTATTCCCTAAAGCAACAGTTACAAAAGGATTGAACGATTTAGAAAAAGTAGTAGCTGGATTAAGGCCTTCATTAAACCAGACTCGAATCGCTCTTGCTAATGTTGACGGTGGTGTAGGACCTCTTGGTGGAGGTGGCTCAGCCGTTCAGTAATGTTAGTTTATTTTCACTTTCTCTTTAGTGAATAAATAAAAAAAGTGAAAGATAAATGGCTGAACAACTGCTTGATAAAGCGTCTTATAGTTTAATTAGAACAAACCCTAAGTTAACCGCTAATGTAAAGGTTGTATCTGATGGTACAGATATTTACCTAGAGTCTTTTAGTGCTAACAATAGATTATCCTCTCAGAAATTTAAAGCATTTAAAGTTGATGGAAGTAGTACTTACGACCAAGACGTTTTTAGATTTTTTGATAATGGTAAGTTCCCTATAGAATCTGCATATGAAATATTTCAAGAATATGAAGACACTGCCGTGTTATCCAATTATGGAAATCAATATGAAATGTTTTATTCAGCAGGAACTAGATCTATTGCATCCGAATCTTATCCACAGAGTTTAGGAACTTTAGCCCCTCTTTGGTTAAATGAGCAGATTCCTAATTATTTTGTAATTTTTAGATTAGATAACCCAGCAGCTGTTAATAATCGCAGGGCTGATGAAGAAAATGATGGAGAAGCTGACGCTCAAAGTTCAATTAAATTTTCTCAAAATGTTTTAGAAAATTGTACAGCAATAAAAACTTTTGATCTTACTGAAGGAACTGCTTTAGGTTCTTATATTAGAAATTATAGAAATCAAGAAACCTTTCCTGAAGTTCCGCTTAACATTTCTTGGAGAAAGGATGAGCCTATTTTATGGAATGGAATATCCTATAAGAGTGGTGGTTTTACTAGTGGTGGTAATTTTGCATACGAGGATCTAATTACTAAAGATGCCACTATCATGCAAAATGAATATCTCTTTACACAAGGTTTTCAAAACAATGGTATTCTTTTGGCTAATGTTTTAAATTTAGAATTCTTATTTGACGATCCGACTGCTGAAGATTATTCTATTAACAGATATTTCGGTATGTATGTTAATGAAGTAGAGGAAGGTAAGTTTGATATATCAGGAGAAGGTTTTTATAAAGGAACCGAAAAAACACAACTTCCTAAAATTACTAGCATTAATGAAGTTTCTCAGTTTCTTAATACTCCATTTGAGATGACAAATGAAAGAGGTATTTTATTATACCTTGATCCTGCTAAAACTGAAACAATTACAGGTGTACCTACTCCTCCTAGAGTGGATGAAGTAGAATCCATCTTTTATGTAAAAGATAAAGAAGATGATTTTCATACAATTAAAAAAGGATCAACATGGGATACGAATCAGATAAGATTATTTGATACTAAGGTTGACATATCTTTATTTGCTGGTTATAAAGACCCAGATACATTTGCTAATGCTTCAATAATAAAACATGAAGGCGTTGCCCAAATGTTTATTCAGGTATTAGATAATATATCAGAAGGTTTTTCTATAGAGTTTAAAGATGGTAGCAATGTAACAGGAAAGATTTTTGCAAACAGCACTCTTGCGCCTGTTCCTGGTAAGTCATTTGAAAAGTTCTTTTGTCCTAATGGTACAGTTCAAGAAATAGCACAGTCTATTACTTCTGCAATTAATAAAGGAATAAATGAAAATGACAGATTTTTTACTGCTTCCTATAATAATGATACAGTCTATGTTAAATCTAGATTTGGAGGAACTAGATTTAATAGATTAAACTTTACAATGGATAATCAATTTCCTGAGGTCTTTGATCAACTAACTACTTACCCTGAGACTTCAATATCGCAGGTTTCAAAATTTTTCGTAGGAGGTAATGATGTAGAGAACAGTCTTCTTAAAGTAGACAAAGGAACTCAAGACAGATTTAAAATAGGTAACTATGTACAAACTAAAGGAGGCTATGCAGAGATTGGTGCATACGTCCCTTATACGGAAGAGCCTATCTTTAATGGGTTAGATGAAATAATTGGATATACTGATATCGATAAGTATGTTCTTATAACATGTAACGATGGACAAATAATGACTACTCGTACTAACCAAGTTGCACTATATTCTGATTTTAAACCATCCTTTGGTAGATTTTCATTTTTTGATGTTAAGGATTTTGACTTTGATTTTTATAGTACTCTTTATAGTGAAGAGGGTGAGTTGGTTGTAGAAGAAAAAAATTATAACCAAGTGGTGCCTGGAGTAGTACCTATTCAATATCAAGGGATAAGTACAAATCCACAGATTAGGGAATTTTATGATAATGGAGGTTTTTATAATCTCATTGGAATTGTTGGCCAAACGGAAGATGACACGGAGGCAGATCAATATATTAAAAGTGAGTATAAAAGATTAGAAGAAAATTTCTTAACTTCACAAGCTGCTGCTTCTAGAATTGCTCCTTATATTAATAAGTGGGTTTGGACTGATGAAGGAAAGGATGTTAGAAACCACCCATATAGATTAAATGTAAATGAAGCATTTGGTCTTAATAACTTTGCACCATCTAAATGGGATAAGATACAGAACGCTAGTGGCTATACACATGAGTGGTTTTACCTGTCTGAATTTCCTACATATTTCGATACCTCTCGTAAAATAGAATTATCTTGGAGTTATGTTGATGATGCTCCTGTGGATAACATTGATGCTAACCCTATTACTGGTCAGGTTTTTGTACCAGGAACATTTCAAAATGTTGATGTTAATAATTTTGACAAGTATTTTATTATACAAAGATTTGATAGACCTGCACCTTTAAATGAAATAGTTGAAATAGATAGGCAGTTAAGATATGGAAGATTTAAAGGAGGGGATGAAAATAACTTTGCATCAACCTTTTTGCGAGGTGTTAGAATTATTGCAAAACAAAAAGCAATAGGAACAGAGAAGGCTAGTTTTAATGCAAGATCATTATCGTATGTTAGAGATGGTTCATTTAATGATTATAAATTCTCTGCTATATTAGTTCCTAATCTACCAGATAAACCAGAATTCCAAGTTAAATTTATTAAGAATGAAAAGTGGAAAACAATTGTAATGTTAATTTCATTGGATTATGCTGTATCTTGTATTAATAGTGGAACTGAACCTATTATTGATAGAACTTCTCTATATTCTTTAAATAGTAATTTTACAACAAACCCAGACTGTTCGCCACAGCTTGGTGGAAGTGGTCAATATTTATATAATACAACCGAACTGCGAGGATCTTTTAATCTAAATGGTTCATTCATTGATTCTGCTGGTATATATCACATTAAAGGTATGGCTGACATTAATGGTGTAGAGCCAGAGTTTGTAAATGATATAAGAATATTACAAGATGGAACGTTTGGTAATATAAAGTTTAATATTGGTGCAGATACATATACTGTAACTGGTATTCAGGGTGTAGTTTCTCAGAACGAATTTCTTGCTACTTCTTTTCAGAAGAATGGAAATATCTATGCGGTTCCTAATCCTTTACCGAATGCTCTAACTTTAAGGCAAGCAACTTATACAATTCAAAATGGAGGATATGAACAATTTACTAAAAGATTGAACAGAGCAGGTTTTGGTGAATTATTTGATGCAGTTAATAAAGGTAATCCAGAGATAATATATGAAACTATTCAAAGTGATGGGAGCCAAGTAAAAAATCCTGATGGAACTTTAGCACAAACATTTATGATTGAGTTGCGTGCACAAGCGGATATTCTTAAGTCTATATATGTTGGAGTTTTACCAGATCCAAATAAACCTACAGCGTTTAACTTAACTGATGTTGTTGGTTTTGACTTATCTTTACAAACTACACCTAGAATTAATCCTATTGCTAGACATGCTGGATATTATGAACCTTCTGCATTACCTCTAATTTTCTTTAGGGATCCTTATGATAACTTAGATCTAAACGCAGTAGGAATTCCAGATGAAGTATATAAGAAAAAGGTTAATGAACTATGCAAATATAAAAATACACAATTTAATAGTTCCGATCCAAGGTTTGGGCAAATACATAAATTCTTTTATCATAAGGTAAATGAACAAGATCCTTCTACTGTTTTAGAATTATCAAATGAAAGTGCATTCCCTAGTCTTTATCCTTTAATCAATGAAATAGGAATAGATTATAGAGATTTTTATTCTTTCTCTTCAAACTGGGAACCTTCCTATTTTGTTAAGAGTATAGATAAGTCTCAAAACGTAAGAGTTATTGGCACAAGATCTATGAAAGAAAGAAAATCATTTTTTGGATCTAAATACTTAAAGGTTCCTGAAACAATTGTATTAGATACATTTAAACCTTCACCTTTTGTAAAAGCAGCAATTAAGCAACCTAGTTTAATTGATGGTACTTTTATGTATCAAGATCAAAAGTCAGTAACAGTTAATAAAAGAGTAATAAGAACCGAAGGAGTTCGAAACACTAGAGCGATAAAGAAGAAAGCTTCTCCGCCAATAGAAACTTTTTATTTATTTAATGAAAAGAGATTGATGGAATATTTGTTTACTCCTATTAAGAATCAGTTTTTAGAATATATTAAACCTGAGTTTGGTTTTGGTGATTTAGAAACATTAGATGATGATGTTAATCAATACATAAGAGAAAACATATTAAGACTTTATAAAATAGAGAAGGTTGATTTTTATACATTAGCCAGTAGGGCTGATACGCCTTCCGATTATACAACAGCAGAATTAACCGATGCACAAAAGTTTAGTGCCGGATTAACCATTAATGACAATGTTTCTTCAAAAACATTGAATACTAATCCGTTTGATTTAAAGCTAATATATAATAAAAGAACAGGTTTCTCTGAATCGTTTGGGTTCAGTGTCACTATAGTTAAAAAATAACATAAAAGAATGCCTATCACTATAAAAGAAATAATTGCATCGGATACTATCTCTCAGTTAGTAGACAAGACCAATTTTAATTTTGATCAGCTGATGCTTAATGGTGGTGGCCCTGCCGGTCCATCAGGTCCCGCTGGTCCAACCGGTCCTGCAGGAGGAAGAGGACCTAAAGGAACTAGGTGGTATGAAGATACTTCAACATCAGCACCAGGAGCAAATCCTAATACAACACCACCTACAAGTAATCCATTATTAGGTGATTATTATTTACAGTTTAATGGACAAGTCTGGGAATATACAGGTAATACTTGGGAAATCACAACTATTGACTTACAAGGCCCGCAAGGCCCGCAAGGAGTTGGTGGTGGATTTGGTTTATCTTATGGATCTCCAGCTATAGGTTTAGAAACAGTTAAGTATCAAGGACCTATAGGTTTAGGAAATGGAGCTACCACAGGAAGTGGTGGAAATGAAGGTGTACCTACTATCATGGTGGGTGGTGCTGTATCTACAACGCCTCCATTAGATGCTACTATACCTTTAACTAATGCTTATATTATTCCTGATAGTATTGCTCAATCTACCATATCTACAACTGTTTCATTATTTGTCCACCAAAAGGATACGACAGCTAATGCGATATTGTTTCATGGTGGTGCTGCTGACCCAGCAGATAAATTTGAACAGACTGACATTGGTGCATTAAGTGGTATTAAGATAGGAACTGATGATAAATTAATTTTAACTTCTCCTAAATCCGCTACTACAGCAATTAGCCAGGGTGATTTAACTGGTCTTGAATTAAGTACACCACAAAGATCTATTTTAGGATATGCTGGTAAATCTATAAACTTTACATCAGGTAATGAAAGCACCGCTGCATTCGGTGGAGAGAACTCAGATATAGCACTTACTGTAGGTACAGGTTCAAATAATGGTAACAAATTCATTCTAACTACAGCAGGACTTACAAACTCCACAGTGATACAAGCAGGTGGCGGCTTCCCGGTCAATACAGCACAAAATGCAAATGTTGGAGTAATTCAGCTGGAAGCAGGATTAATTAATATGACATCTTCTGCAAACGAAAACATTCAATTGAATTCAGGTGGGCTAATTAAATTAGATACTACATTAGGATCAACTACCGCTGGGCAAATTCAATTGAAGAGTGCAAGTGGTGGAATTTTACTTACATCTAAAGATGGTAACATTAGTATTATTCAAAGTGATACATCACCAGCAGCCACTGGAGATGTTCTTATTACTAATGCTTCAACTGCACCTAACAGTACAGTAGGAGGTGATATTTATATTAAAGGTAATAGTCAAATTATTTTAAGAAAAGAGACAGATACTGCAATAGGTTCGTCTAGTATTGTTATAGATTATGGATATGATAGTGGTGGCGGTGTATTACTACCACATACTAGAAATGTAGGATATGCTACATGGGCACCAAGTGGCTTAGGCTCAGGTGTACAACCACCAAACAGTAGTGTTTATAAATTTAATTCTTTAGAAGGGGTTCTTACTGCTTCAAACAGAGTATACCAAAGAACTGGAAGTTCTACACTTACTGATTATGCACCAGGTGCTACTATGGAGCAGTGGGTAGGTGGACTACAAGCAACATCAGGTAAAAATGCTGGATTAATACGTATTGGTTTAGGTAATGAAAGTAGTGATAATCCTGTTCCTTTTACTGGATATTATCCTACGATGGATGCTAGTTTAGGATTAAGTGTAAGATCTTTTAATGAATATGAAGAATATTTTTCTACTAATATACAAAAGACTGCAATTTCAAATACCTTTGTATTAAAAAGAGTCAATCAAACAAATTCAGATGATAATAATGACCCTAGGTATATTAATAAACAGGACAGTGCACTAAATGAATTACCTTATAAGTGGGGATGGGATATACGATATACAGTTCCTGATGCAGCAACGACTGGAACAACTGCATCTAGCCCAGGTCTTCCTACTACAGCTGAT